TTTCAGTGTCTACAGACGACGGGATAAATTGAGCCCTTGTTTGTAAAAGCTCGCCCATGCGCTCGGTGTAAACCGCCCGCATATTATCTTCACTCGCCTGCGGATGCTCCGCCGCGAGGTTCTCGCTAGTCATTAGGTTCTGCCTCCTGTTGGGGTTCCATCTGCAGCATTCCTGCCGCCGTTACGTTGCGCGGGTCTGTGTCCAGGATAAGACCCAATTCGTCGAGCATTGCTGCGTCGCGGGCAATCTCGGCCATCACCTCCCCTGGCTCATAACCAGATCGGCGGATGGCCTCGGACAAACTCATAAGACCACCCCGCACCGCTTCGATAATTGCGCCAACTTCTTTCTGAGGATCGATCAATTCTCTGCGGGCTGGGGTCCACTGCATCCGCACGTCCATGGGGTCGTCGCCGATGATTTCGGCTGACTGCTTAAACCAGCCCCAAACCGGGCCGAGCATCTGAGCCACCAGAATCTGCTTTTGCCAGCAGTCGACATTTCTGGAAAATTCGAGGTGGCCCATGCGGGCGCTCGAATAGTTGGCATTACTTAGATCAGAAGTGAGCGCCTCATAGGTGATTCCATAGCCGGCCGCGATCTGCAGCAGCATGGCCCGGCTGAATTGATCAAACTCGCCCACGCTGGGTGGTGATGCAAAACGAACATCTTTGCCCGCAGGCAAGATTTCAATGCTTCCGGGTTCAAGTGACTCGGCCAGTGGCGGGGTGCCGCCAGTGTCTTGGCTTTCGCTGTCGATCACGAAGCCGGTGAAACACGCGGAGATTTTTTGTTTCAACAGCTGAGCATCCGAGAAATCATCAAAATCGCGCAGCCGTGAAATCACAGACGCGCCCCAAGGCACGCCGCGGCCTTGGCCTGGGCGGTCCCGCCGAAACACCGCGATGATCTCATCAGCGGGAACTCTGACGGTTTCGTACTTATGGAGAGCTGTGATTCGATCGCCTGGGTGCTGACGGTGGAGGTGGTAGGCCACCCGCTGATCGCGCACGTTGTACTCAATCCCCTGGCGGATATAGCCGCCGTCTTCGGTCAAGCCATCTTTCGTGGCATCGTCTATGAAATCGGGCTCTAGCACCTGGAGCTTGAGCGGAAACTCAGCCGTGGGGTCGATGCGCTTTCTGATTAAGCACTCGCCAGATTCCACAACTGTGCGGAAAACCAGCGCCTGCAATCCCCAGAAGTCTGCGCGGTTGTCGTAATCGCAAAGCTCGGGGTTTTTGGCCCAGTTCTCCCACGCCGCATTCCAGCGTTGCTCGCGGGTTCTGCTGCGGCTTTTGCACTGCCCCAGCACCCCGCCGCCAACGGTATTGTTCACTAAGACCTGGACGGCACGCGCAGCGAATGGATTGTTGCGGGTGAGATCTCGCGATCGATTCCGTAGCCGCTCCAGGCCGGGGCCAAGCGCCGCATCTGCCGAAGTGCTTGGGGTTTGCCAGTTCTGGTTTCGTCGGCCACCCTGCGCGCCTTCATAGCTGCGCGCCTGATCGAGGGCCAGCCGAGCACGCGCACGCTTTGCACCCGCTTGCGGGTTGAAAAAGCTGATGACGTTATCTAGGGCGTTGGCTTCGCTCATTGTCCCTCCAGGGTGCTGGCGTCTCGGCCATAGGTAAATTTCACGCGGGCGGGCGCGGTCTCAGTTTGACCCAGGCGCTGCATGATTAAGTTCCGAACGCGCAGCAGTTCGTCGAGCGTTCTGTAGCGAATTTTTTTGCCGTCGTATTCAACTTCAAGGAAGCCGCCGCCGATCGCTTCCTCAATGGCTTCAAGTCCAGCCTGTGAAAAGAGGCTCATTTGCAGTCGCTCCGTTTTTGCATCGTATCGGCCCCCTATAAAAATTTGCTGGCGCGGCGTTGTATCTTCTGCGGCTCAGGATTGAGCGGCGCGCCGTTGCCTGCTGTTAAGCCATTCTGCCGCTCTAATTTCCAACGCGCTTCATCAAAGCGGTCACACCCGAGCATCTGGGCGCACGCTCTTGCATACACGCGGGTGTCGAGCGCCTCGTTTCGGTCTCGGGTTTTCTCCCACACATAACGGGGGTAGCCCCTCACCGTTTTCTGGGTCAGCGTTTCCGCCGTCAGTTGCTTAAAAAATTCCTCATCGTATTCAGGGAAGTGCAGCCACCCATGGGGCAGCTCTTCCTCATCAGCTCGGGCTTTGCGCCGTAGCCAGCCGTACAGCTCAGACTTGGCAACGCTCACACCGATGGGCCAAACCTTGAGGCCGGTTTTGATCTTGCGGCCCTTCTGCCCAATCTCTGCAGAAGTGGGCTGGCCCACGATCACGGCTTGATTGTCGCGGCCTTTGATTGCCAGCACGCGGGTGGGTGGTTGTGATTTCACCCAGCGGTAAACGTCTTGCGTGCGATAGCCCGTGTCAACGGCGCACATCCTGATCCCCATTCGCGCCCCGTCAGTGGTGGGGTATGTCGTCGCGATCTTGCGCGTCAGCTCTTGCCAGACTTCATCGCTGGCTGTGTCGCCTGGGATGTTGCCCCAGTCGATGCTCCAACTTTCTAAGCCGGGTCCGTAGGCCACGCATTCATAAGCCAGATAATCTTGCTGGCAGTCGATACCCATGACCAGCACGCAGGCCGCCTCAGGCACCGTTCCGATCCGGTAGCTCTCGCGCCTGTTGTAAAGGTCTTGCCAATCCGGGGCCTCTCCCCTCTCGGCCCAGGTCTCACCCAGGATCGTGTTTGTCCAAACTTTCAGCGCGTTCTCAGATTTCTGCGCCTTCAGGTAACTGGCCACGCATTCGGCCCAGCTGTACCAACCCAAAGGGCTGTAAAGCGTGCTGATGTGGTAGCTCTCCGTTCCGTTGCCTTCCGGGTTCTCTGGGATCCACTGGCCCTCTGCCAGCATTTTTGTTTTGTGGTGTTCCTGCAGGTGGCCCCCGCAGTGCTCGCATTCATACCGGGCCGTCGCCGGGTCATCGTCGACCCACTTGATCCCAGACCAAACCAGCTTTTGCATCGCCCCGCAGTGAACGCATGGGACGTGAAAGAAATTCATCGAGCCTGCTAAAAACTCGCGCTCAATCGCAGAGCGGCCTGCCAGCGTTGGCGTGCTCACAATCAAGATCTTTCGCCGGGTGAACGTGCGGGTGCGGGCCTCGGCCAGGTCCAGGGCGCTGCCCTCCCCGTCGAGGTTTTCCGGCCAGGCGTCCAGCTCATCAGCAAAAAGCATCTTGGCCGGCATCGAGCGCAGGCCGCTGGCGCTATTTGCCCCAGCCAGCACAAGCACCCCGCCGGGGTAGAGCTTTTGCAGCATCGAGTTGCCAGAATCCCGCGCCTTTGGATCGCGCACTTTTTCGCGCAGCCGCGGGCATTCTTCGATCATCGGATCAATCCGGGTTCGGCTGTTTCGCTTCGCCATCTCCAACGTTGGAGACACCGCGAGAAACGGCGCCGGGCTGCAATCGATCTGGTACGCCAACCAGTTGTTGCCAGCCTCGGTGCCACCGATCTGGCTGCCCTTCATGAACACCACGCGCTGCGTGGGATCGCTGCTGCTCAACTTGTCCATGATTTCCCGCAGGTATGGTGTGCGGGATGTTTGAAATCTTCCGGGCTCTGCGCTGGCGCGTTGGGACAGGAACCGATGACGGTCCGCCCACTCAGAAACAGTCAGAACCGGATCAGGTCTCAGGCCATCAAAAAAACCTTTTTCAAATACAGCGCCACCATCAGCCAGGGCCATAGCTTCCCGCCTCCTGCTCAAGCGCGCTGTGAATTTCTCTCTGAAGGATCAGGAGAATCTCATGACTTTTATCAGCCTCAAGCCCACCGATCAGCGCGGTGATTTCATTTACCACGCGGGCAGGAATGTTCAGCATTGCGTCCCGTGTCAAGCGCGCAGATTTGAACGCAGAGAGTTTCACATCCTCCACCTTGCAGAGAAGTCCCGAGCGTTCCTCAAATTCCAGCTGGGTCAATCGAGCGGCGTACATTTCCCGAACGGCCCGCGCCTGCGCCATCGTTGGCGCTTCGGTGACTTTCTTTTTTGTGTTGTTCTGTTTGGCGGGGTTGGTGTTGGCCTTCCATTCCTCATCAGCCAGCTCAACGTCAATGTCATATCTCCCGTTGGCCTTTTTGGTGACAGACTTGCTCAGCCGGCCGTCGTGGAACGCGAGCCGCACTGACTCTTTGTCGAGCCCCCGCAGCCGCGCATATTCACGCATTGAGACGCCCATCAACCGTGCGCCCCTCTCACCAGATGCTCAAAGGTCTCAGCGTCTGAATCAAGCTTGAAACGTTTTCGCAGAGCGTCGAGCATTTCGGACAGCTCGGCGTAATCCGTCAGCTCGAACTCAAACCTAAACGCTTTTGTCTCAGGGTCGGACTCATCTGCGGCAAGTGATACAGGTGCAGGCTCTGGCTCTGGCCCCTCCAGTTCATCGAGGCCGGCCAGCATTTCCTCAAGCTCGGCATCGGTCCAGCCGATAGCGTCCAGGTCCAGGTCAGTGCCCTGCAGTGCCTCGACCTCAGCGTTGAGGGTTGCCTCATCCCACTGCGAAAGATCTGAAAGCCTGTTGTCGGCCAATATGTAGGCCCTCCTTTCTTTCTCGCTCAGGTGATCAAGCACGATCACCGGCACGCTCTCCAGGCCCATGTATCGGGCCGCTTCTAGTCTGCCGTGCCCGGCAATGATGCCCTGATCGGAGCTGATCAGGATCGGGTTGTTAAACCCGAAAGCCGCGATTGATTTCGCGATCTGTTGAATCTGCTGCTGGGTATGTAGCCGGGCGTTTCGGTCATAGGGCCGCAGCTGATCCAGCGGCATCAGTTCAATGTTTTGCGCCTTGGCAACGGTCATCGTCTTTGCCTGTTCCTCAGAGGGTAAGGCAAAAATCACAGGCTGGGAAAGTCCCGTCAAATCTGCCGCTTCACTTGCCCTCACTTGAGATCACTTGCGGTCACAGGGTTCTCAGGGCGGGTCAAATAATACGCATTTACTAACGGTTTTTTGCGCGCGTGGCGCCA